AATACCGCCTTGGTTTTTTGCTGGTGACTGGTCGCTGGTGTCCAAAGTACGGGAAGTATCTGCCTCATAAATGCCGCTATGCGGATTACCGGAAAGCATGGCATTGCTGGAAAAGGAACTGATGCCGTATGCTTTCGGCTGAAACACAGTCTGGTCATTGTTGCAGGACAGCGTAGCAGATTTGTTTTCCTGTATCAGACTGCCTTTTCCACCGCCAGCTTTTCCGCAGCGAATCTTCAGCGTTTTCGGCGTATCCATCAACAACGGAACATTTCCGCCGCCGGTTCCGCATCTGGAAGTCAGCGTCTGTACTTTTCCGTTCTCAGAGATCTGAAGCCGGCTGTCAGCAGGATGATTTTCCAGTACACAAGGCGGATGATGGGCTTCTGCCCGAAGGGTGGCAGTGCGTTCTTTCAGAATGTCTATGCGTTCTCCGCCCTGGTCACACAAGCACAAGCCTGCCGTTCCAAAGCTGTCCGCAGCACTTCCGGCAGTTCTTTGCCACGCACGGAGGCTCTCCGCAGAATACCCTGACAAGCCTTCGGACTCAAATAGTATTTTTCCGGCACTTGTTCCGTCAAAATCTGCGACAAGAAAGATCCGTTTTCTTCGCTGGGGCACTCCCCAGTATTGTGCATCAAGAACTCGCCATGCGAGGGAATAGGATTCTGCCAGAATCTCTCCGGCTTTTGTCCATTTTCCCGCAGGTCGAGGAATTGAAATGCTGCTGTCTTTGACCGAACAGATGGCTTCGAGGACACAGCGGAAATCTTCTCCGCCGTTGGAAGAAAATGCTCCGGGGACGTTTTCCCAGACGATGTATCTTGGATATTTGCCATTGCTTGCACACCTCATTTCTCGGATGATACGGATTGCTTCATGAAACAGCGAAGAACGGCTGCCGTTCAGACCGGTTCGTTTTCCGGCGATGCTCATATCCTGGCATGGACTGCCAAAGGTGATGATGTCCACAGGCGGCAGCTTTGCACCATGCAGTCCGCTGATATTGCCGAAGTGTTGTACCTGCGGCAGCCGTTTTTCTGTCACACGAATGGCAAACGGTTCGATTTCAGAAGACCAGATAGGCACAATGCCAGCTAACAGTCCGGCAAGCGGAAAACCGCCGCTGCCGTCAAAGAGGCTGCCAAGGGTGAGATTACGCATCTGACACCTCTACTTCCGAATATTCCATTCGCTTCCCATCCCGAATCAAATACACATCATCGGAATTTCCGTCGTGCAGCTTGATGTACCGTTCTACTGCCACATCTACAAACTTCGGTTCCAGTTCCACACCGAAGCACACACGATTTAGCTGTTCACAGGCAATCAATGTAGAAGCACTTCCCAGAAATCCATCCAGCACCATGCCGTTTGTCTGCGTACACTGGGAAATCAGATAGGCAATCAGCGGTACCGGCTTACTGGACGGATGTCCGCAGCCGTCCTCTTTGCTGTTTTTGATGCGGTCAAACTCAAATACCGTTTTCTGTTTCTGGTCACCATACCAGATATGCTTTCCGTCTTTTCTCCAGCCCCAGATAATCGGTTCATGGATATACTTCCAGTCAGTTCGGGTGAGAACAAGGCGGTCTTTCTTCCAGACAAGTCCTGCACCGACCTTGAAGCCTGCATCTTCATAAGCATCATGAAATACACGTGCCTTGGAGGTGGCATAAAACACATAAATGCTTGCATCCTTCGCCATGGCATCTTTGAATCTCTCAAATGCAGATTTCAGAAACGCATATCCTTTTTCATCGTCAAGGTCATCATTCTTGATTTTGCCTGACGTGCTTTCCAGATTGACAAGATACGGCGGGTCTGTGCAAACAAGATTTACTTTTGTGTTTCCAAGAAGTGCTGTATAGGTTTCCGGTAAAGTGGAATCACCGCAGATAACGGTGTGCTTTCCAAGATGCCAGATGTCACCTGTTTTGGATTTGCAGGGCTTTTCCAGTTCTGCATCTACATCAAAATCATCCTGTTTTGCTTCATCACTGTCAATATCGAAAAGGTCAGCAATTTCAGATTCATCGAAACCAGTCAAACCAAGGTCAAATCCGAGATTCTGCAACGCTTCCATCTCAACAGCAAGCAGTTCATCATCCCAACCTGCATCCAATGCCATCCGGTTGTCAGCAAGGATATATGCTTTCTTCTGTGCTTCCGTCATATGGTCAACAAATACACAAGGGACTTCTGCAATACCTTCTTCTTTTGCGGCTTCAATTCTGCCGTGACCAGCAAGGACGTTATATGCCTTGTCGATAATGACAGGATTGACAAATCCAAATTCACGCAGAGAGGAGCGAAGTTTCAGGATTTGTTCCTTATTGTGCGTTCTGGCGTTGTTTGCATAGGGTACTAACTTGTTGATGTCAACAAGCTGAAATTCTGTAGTTGTGATCATCTGTAATTCCTCCTCTGCTGAATTCTGAGCATACCTTTTCGGGCGGCATCCATATTGCCTTTGACAGCCTGTCCTTTTATCGTGCGGTATTGCTGTTTGGTCATGTTGTTTCTCTGCTGTTTCAGTTCTCTCCAGAATTGAACATCTGCTTTCATAAAATCTCACTTTCTGCTTCTCAGCAATTTTTCCATCATATCTTCCTGCGGATTGCCCTGAAATTCTACAGAGCAGTTTTCACGGACTATCTGAAAAATCTGATTCCAGATTTGATTTGCCTGTTTCATGTAATTCTGTGACATCGCTACATAGGGAGAGGCGATTGCAGCACCTGTTGTAGGATGTTTGGAAATATATCCGTATTTGGTGACGATTTGCTCACAGTGAATCCAACGGGAAATGCTCATGGCGTACTGTTCCACAAGCTGACGGCTGACGATTTTCTCACAGGAGCGTTCTTTCAGCCACTCATATGTTTCCGTATACACTTCATCTGCAAGGAGTTTTGTGCCATCACGCTGTAATTCTTTCATGAAATCTCTGACAGGCGGTGTTTCAGCGGATTCTATATCCGCAGGCTGCATCATAACTTCCGCCGATTTTCCCTCAGCAATTTTCTCCGTGAGTGCCTTTCTTGGTCTTCCTGCACCCGGTCTTGCACCGCCTCGGTTTGTACCGTCTTTCGCCATGATGCCATCACCTCCGAAAAATCAAAGAAATTCAAACAAAAATGTTAAATCGGGCATGAAAAATGCCGACTGCAAAAGTCGGCAAAGTTAGATGTTATCGGTGTTTTTTCGTATTTATATCTCTGAGGGGGTCAATAGGGTGTTTGAATACCCGTTTTTGTGCGTGAGAGGGAACGCCGGTCTGTAAAAAATTCACAATTAGAGATTTTTATCCCCCACCCGACTGCCTCCAGTTCAGATTGCACTCTCCGGTTCCTCGAAAGCAGACTGATCATTAGCAGCCTGTGGGGGTGTCACTTTCGCTTTCATGACTGTGTTCAAATTTCATTTCTCCATATTTTAAAGATGTCACAGTAGTGTTATATCCAAGCTCCATAGCCTTGTCAGTGCTATCGAAGTATCGCTTTACTCCGTATGCACCGACCAGCGAAAGTAACAGGAATACAAAACCTTTGTCCCCACTTATAAGTCCACCCAATATGCTCATCCACGGATTCACGTTCACAGCATTGTTCTCATTCATTTTTATCATATCCTTTCATATTTTTTGGGGGTTGAATAACTGTTCTCAAGCTGTTATAATAATCATAGCACACATCTTCTAGTATTACCAGTCCCCAAAATAGACTATTAATGTCCGTTTTTTAGGAGGCAATATGGCAAATCAAAAAGTAAAAACAGTCCCTCTTAGTAAGGACAGATTCAGAGAAGCTAGAAAGCTCCGAAAAATGTCTCTTGCCGCTATTTCGAAGAAGCCCGGAGTAGATAGAACAGAAAAAACGCTTCGCAGATGGATTAGACGCGGTGAAATACCTCCGGATTTATTGGATGCTATAGGAAAAGAACTTAATGTCGACCCAAAATTCATAAGTGGGGAATTGGATCGTATTGCAG